ACTGCAAGGCCAGCAAGGACGACCGGGTGCGGGAGTTCGGACTCAAAGCCTTCGGGTAGGCCATGTCAGCGTCCATCGAGGTGCCGGTCGCACACCCGACACCCCTGTCAGTGGACACGAGCCTGCATTACTGGCATCCGAATCGCTTCGGCGTCCAGTACGCGCCCACGACGTTTCGTCAGGAACTGCAACGCCTCCACCCGGATCTGGACGCCACCTGGCATCCGGTCCGGGAACGCTGGCTCGTGTGGTACCGACGCCCGCGCATCCAGCACCATCTCTGCCCCGGCTGGCTCCTGCTCTTCATCGTGGAAACCTCCGATGGACGCTACGTCCCGCTGGATGCGCGTGTGTTTGCCGTGGCCTACGAGCAGAGCGGACGCAAGTGGGGCTCCGGGAAAGCCTACTGGGCGCGGGTTGAAGAGGAGGCCGAGCGTGACACCGCGTCGGCGAAGCAGACACGCGAGGGAGAACTGGAGGATATCGGCGCCGAACGCTGGCGCCATACCCAGATCCAGATGAGTATGTGTGGGCACTCCAACGGGAGCAAGTTCGTGAACCACCATGCGGGGGATTGAGCACGATGGCGACCGGCCAGACCATACTCGACGTGATGGAGGTAATGGACCGGGGGCTCCAGCTTCAGAGCGGTGAGAGCAGTGTCACGCTCTCCCTGCGGGCGGTGAACGTCGCGCAGGATCATCTCGAGGCGATGCTCGCAACGGCACCCAACTCCTACGGATCGACGGTCTCGACCGTTACCACGGCAGCGAGCACCGAGACCACGACCTTCCCCACCGGCCTGCTGCGGATTGACCGGCTCCAGTACATCGACCCGGACACGAGCCGTCCGGGTTGGGATCTCGACTGGGTGGGCTATACCGGCGACCAGAACGACAAGACGGCGCTCGGCCTGCTACTGGGGTCGATTGGGACGACGGGGAAACCGCAGCGGTACTGGACCAACGGGACCGACATCTACTGGGGACCGCTCCCGGATGCGACCCATACGGTGCGCTATTACGGACTCGTCGCTGCCTCGGACATCACGGCCTCCAGCACGTTCGCCTATCCCGACGTAGCGATTGGCCCGGTGGCGGATTTTGCTACCCGGATGCTGAAGATCGGCAAGGACGACGATCCAACGCCCATCTCTCAACTCGGTCTCGACATGTTCGGTCCCGTGCTCGCGCAGTTTGGTCGCTTCAACCGCGACCGTGCCCCCGGCTACGACTACCGCTATCTGCACACAGAATAGGAGGCCCCCATGGCCGAAGGACCGACACAGGAAGACTTCCAGGACCGCTACAGCATTCAACTGGTCAAGCACGCCGCGATTGACGCCGCGTCCAGCGGCAACAACACCCTGGTTGCGGCGGTGTCCGGGAAGAAGATCCGTGTCCTCGCGCTCTTTATCACCATGACCGGCACGTTGGTGACCATTCGCTTCGAGGACGGGGCCGATGGCACGGCGCTGACTGGACAGATGGGACCCACGGCGGGGCAAACCATCGTGCTGCCCTTCAATCCGGTGGGCTGGTTCGAGACCTCTGCCGCCACGCTGCTGAACATGGAGTTGAGCGGAGCGCAGTCGGTGGACGGGGCGCTGACCTATATCGAGGCGTAAATGGCTGACATCCAAGTTGCGAACACCGACGCGGATCTCTCCGGGAACACGGTCGTCACCGAGGAGAACACCTACACCATCACCGGGCTGCATACCTACAGCCGGGGCTCGAATGCGCCGTTTGCGTGTATCTCCGGGTCGGCGTATGTGCAATACCTGGATGTGGACAAGCTGGACGGCCAGGAGGGGGCGTATTACCTCGCAGCGGCGAATGCTACTGGAACACTCGCGGTCAATCGGGGTGGGACCGGCGCGGCGACCTTCACCGATGGCGGGGTGTTGCTCGGAAGTGGGACCTCGGCCATTACGGCGACGGCGGTGCTCGGGGACGGGGTCATTCTTATTGGTGATGCCTCGGGAGACCCCACCACGCTGGACGTCGGCAGCTCCTCTGGGATCACGATTCTGGGCACGATTGCGACGGGGGTCTGGAACGGCACAGCGGTCGCAGCGGCTTATGGGGGAACGGGGCAAACCTCATACACCGCAGGAGATTTACCCTACGCCTCGGGGGTCGCGGCGATTAGCAAACTCGGCATTGGCGCGAACACGAACGTCTTAACGTCCAACGGATCGATCCCTCAGTGGTCAACGCGGATCGATAACACGGCGATGCCCACCAATGTCAACCTCGGCGGCACGCTCGATGTCACGGGTGCCACAACACTCGACTCGACGCTGTCCGTGGACGCCGGAACTGCATCCGTGATCGCAGAGTTTATCTCAGACACCTCCGATGCGGCGGTGATCAAGCTCACGAACGAGAACAGCACGACGCAAACGTGGGGCATTGGTAACGCAGGGGTGAGCCATGCGGCGGGCGATAATACTTTATACGTACGAAACGAAACAGATGGAATCAATACGCTGATTATTGCTACCACGGGTGCCACCACCATCACTAATGGGGCTACCTCGGGCGGCACGCTCGATGTGCTGACGCTCACCACTAGCTCGACCAATGACATCGCTCCACGCCTACTGATGGAGGCGAACAGAAATTCCGTAGCCCAGCAAATCGCCATTTTCGTAGAGGCTAGCACATCGGCTGGGGCGTCGATGCGATTCGCGACGGATAATACCAGTGGCGCGTTGACCAGTGCGATGGTGATAGATTCGTCTCAGAACGTCGGGATCAACCAGTCCACCCCGACCCACAAACTCCACGTCGTTGGTGATGTCAAACTGCAAAACAGCCAGGTGCATCTGAGCGATGGATATGGGTTATTGTGGGGTGACAACGGATTAAACGGGAATGCTGCGACTGACAGTTTGCGGTTTGACACCGCCGGGGGTGCGCGTCTCACGATTGACTCGGCTGGCCTCGTCTCAATAGGGAACAATCTCGCCGTGACCGGATCGGTCTCCAAGGGGTCAGGCTCTTTCAAGATCGACCATCCCCTCCCGTCCAAGACTGACACGCATCATCTCATTCACAGCTTCATCGAGGGACCACGGGCGGATCTCATCTATCGCGGGAGCGCCACATTGGTGGCCGGGTCAATCATCGTGGACCTCGACACGGCTGCGGGGATGACCGCCGGCACCTGGGTTCTGCTCTGCCGTGACCCACAGGTCTTCACCAGCAACGAGAGTGGCTGGGATGCGATGCGTGGCAGTGTTAGCGGAAGCACGCTCACCATTGAATGCCAGGATGCCGCCTCCACCGATACGGTGTCCTGGATGGTGGTGGCCGAGCGGAAGGACCAGCACATGTACGACACGGACTGGACCGATGATGAGGGACACGTCATCGTGGAACCGGAGAAACCAGAGCCATGACAGGCGAGTCGGTCGTGAACGGGATGCCCCTCTGGATGAAGTTCATCTCACTGGTGGGGGTGCCGTCCAGTATCGCCATCTATCTGGTCTGGTTCCTGACCACCACGGTCCTGGGGGCCATCTCCAGCCACAATGACGACCACGCGGATGAGATGCGGGTCCTGACCTCGGTGATGCAGCAAATCTGTGCGAACACGTCGGTGAATTCTGCCGACCGGGCGCGGTGCTTTCCCACGATCCCCAGATGATTCTGCGATTTCTGCGCTGGCTGGTCTCTTTGTTTGAGGGCACGTCGTCCGGCCCTATCCCCGTGTACATCGTGCCCAAACCTGAGGTGCCGGAGCCTGACGTACCGCCACCGCCGACGCCAGAACCGCAGCTGCAGCCTCCGAAGGTGGTGGGGCGTGGCACGCTGAACTGCAATTTTCTCGCGTTCGCGCCGAATTGGGAAATGGGGGATAACAGGAATGGGGATTGCGGGCTGTTTTATTACAAATGGGACAAGTCGAAACGCGCTCGCTTCCGAGAGGAGTATCTGGCGGCTGGGTTTACCGACCTTCCGATTTGCGTGATGCCGGGTGGAGACGGTCTGCCAGCCACCAAAGAAGCCTCGCTGGATCTGGCCTATGAGCTTGAAGAAGAGTTACACGATTCAGGGATGAGATGGTTGCACATGCTGATTACTGATCGCGGTGATCACCCGATGACCTATGGTGAATCGGTCGCGTGGGCTGAGTTCATCGTGCCGCGCACGAACGCGGATTTCATTTGCGCCGGGTGGGAGTTCCCAGATCCGACGAGGAACGGCGGATTTGTGGTCGAGGATGGCACAGAATGGGGCTGGTCGGGCGATACGTGGAAGCTGTTAGACTTCCTCGCTACGTTGCGGACGCTGGCCCCGTTTACCCCGCTTGACCTACATTTCCGGCCTGGATGGTGGGCACCGGCAGGGCCGAATGACACCGACGACCATACCCTGTGGAGTGAGGGGCGCGAGCGGGGGCTGACCTTTGGGTTGCTCTACCAGCCGCGGCTCCATGAGGTGACCACGGACCACCCCAATCCCGACAACGGCGCAGCCTATTGGGCGTTTGAGTATACCTGGGGGGATGTCAATCTGCCGGGGATTGCGGGGCGCGTCAGGCACTATCAGGGCACCGGGGCGTTCCGCTATTTCGAGGTGGCGCGGCATCAGTCCACCTGGGACACTCGCATGGCCCGCTATGCAGCGTACGAGGACACTACGGGAGGGTATGGGTAGGCCATGGCGTATCCCATCCAGACCCAGGTGTTTACCGTCTTCATGGGTACCCAGGAGGGTATCCACTCGGTGGCGCTGCCGTCGATTTACTCCTCGTCCGGGTCCCGAAATCTCTGGATTGACAAGCTTGGACGGGCCAAGAAGGTCCTTGGCTACACCAAGCAGAACAGCTCGGCGGTCACGACCAACACGGGCGGGTCGGCCACCATGTTGCGGGGGCTCCGGGCCTACCGGAAGACCAACAGCGACGGCACCATCACCCGTCAGATTCTCGGCGTCTTTGACGACGGGAGCGACGAGTACGAACTCTGGTACAGCACCGACGACGGCGTGAACTGGACGTTCATTGCCGATCTCGGGGCGGCTTCAGTGGCGTCCATACCCGATTTCGCGCAGGTGGACAACACCCTCTTCTTTGCCAACGGTGTCGTGGCACCTCGAGCCTGGGACGGGTCCTCGCTCACGACCGCTGGGCCGTCCGCACAGTCGCCCACCCCGACCGCAGCGGTCAACACCGCCAGCGGGCAACTCAACGGGTCCTATACGTGGAAACTCGTGAGTGTGGATGGTTCCGAGGTCCGGTCGGCAGGGTCGGCAACCTCTAATTTCATCCAGGTGCAGAATGAGCAGTCCAATCTCTCCTGGACGGCGGATAGTGATACCGATATCACGGGCTATGAGTTGTATCGCACGACGGGGACCGGCACGACATTCTATTTCGTGACATTTATCGACGGACGCACCACGGTCGCTTACACCGACAATGCGTCGGACCTGGATATCCTGGCGAATCGCGCCATTGAGGAGCACGGCGATGCCCCACCGAGCGGATCGTATCTCTGCGAACCCCACAAGCAGCGCCTCTGGTGGGGACGCACCAACGCCTACCCGCGTCGTGTGCAGTGGTCCGATCCCGGCAAAGCCGATCAGGTGGGCGTCAATAACTACCTCGATTTTACCGATCAAAGTGCTGTGGGGGACCTCCTCACCGCGCTCATTGGGGATTTCGAGGGAATGCTGGTCGCTTTTCAGGAACGATCCATCTGGACCGTCTCCGGCAGCGGACAAATAGTCTCCGACATCATGGACTGGACGCGGACCAAGTCCAACGCCGTCACGGGGTCGGTCTCGCAGTCCTCGGTGGTGCGTGTCCCCGCCGGCTCGACCTATACCGACGCCTCGGGAGGCCAGGTCACCACCAGTCGCGTTGTGCTGGCGTATTTCACGCCGATGGGCGATATCCGCATCTTCGACGGCAACGACGACACCATCATCTCGACCCCGGTCAAGGACACGCTCCAGACGTTTCTGTATGCCCAGCGGACGAAAATCCATGCCGTCCATGACATCGAGAACGGCCATGTCGTGTGGTTCTGGCCGGGACCGGTGGTGGGCGCCGACGCGGCGGAATGCACCCAGGCGGTGGTCTGGAACTATCGCTGGGGGGTCTGGTATGTGTGGCCCACGATGCCGATCTCTGCGGCGACCACCGTGGACACCGCGACCGATACCCAGGTCATCATCGCGGGTGAAGCCCAGACCACCAAGGGCGGCTTCGCCTACACGTTCTTCAGCGGCGATTCGTTCGACGGGAACGACATCCCGGCGCGGTGGCTGACCAAGGTGCTCTACGGAGCGGATGGGGAGACCAACCTCATGGCGTTCCTCAAACGCTGGCGGTGGCTGGATATCGTCGCCGAGGCGGATACCGATGTTACGCTC